GTGGCAGGACGGAGCACGTTCGGGACAGTCCGAACGTTGAGCAGCGGGAAGCATCAGGCCCGCTACCTCGTGGATGGCAGGCAGGTCTCAGCCGGGACTCACGCCACGAAGAAGGACGCATGGGCGGCACTGGCCCGCGTCCGGGTGGAGCAGGAGAACGGCACCTGGGTCGACCCTGAGAAGGGCAAGGTGAAGTTCCGGGACCACGCAGAAGCGGTCCTGGAGCACCGCAAGGGTGACCTGAAGGACTCCACCCTCGTGACGTACCGGCAGGGGTTGAAGTCGCTGGTCTACCCGACGTTCGAGAACAAGGCACTGTCGGGCATCAGCATCGAGGACATCGACCGCTGGTGGAGTGCTCACCAGCACGTGGCTCCGGCTCGCAAGAACTCCTACATGGTCATGCGAATGCTCTTCCGCTACGCCGTCCGGTGGGGCCACGTCGAGTCCAGCCCGTGCATGGTCGAGGATGCGGGGAAGGACTACAGCAAGCCGCGTCCCGAGTTCTCGGTCGAGGACTTCCGTCGCCTCCTCCTCCACGTGGACTTCGACTTCGCGGCGCTCTTGTGGACGGCCTTCGGCGGGCATCTTCGTATCGCCGAGGTAGCGGGACTCAACCGGTCCGACTACAACCCAGCAGACGGCACGCTCCTGGTCGCGCGCCAGTACGCCGCACATGGGCCGAAGCGGCTCACCAGCACGAAGACCGACCGCCAGCGCAGGGTGACACTCCTCCGGCCCGCACGCGAGGCCCTGGAGGCGTTCCTGGCCACAACCGAGGGCCAGCCCTACGACCCGATGTTCCCCGGCTCCAGGGGGCAGCGGCAGTCCACCGACACCATCCGCCGCCAGTGGACCGCAGCGCGCCACGCAGCGGGCTTAGACGGCTTCCGGTTCCACGACACGAGGCACACGTCCTTGACCCTCGTCGCCCGCTCTGGCGCGACGTTGAAGGACCTGATGAGCAGGGCCGGACACAGCACCGCCGACGCCGCTCTCCGCTACCAGCACACGGGGGCCGAGCAGGACGCCCGTGTCGCCGCTGCCACTGACGCACTCCTCTCCTGAAAGGCACCCTCATGTCCACGCAGTTCACCCTCACCCGTTTCCTGGTCGCCGTCGCCATCGTGGCCGCGTTCCTGGTCCTCATCACCGTTCTCCTGCCCGGACACCCCAAGAAGGCGGAGCCGCCCCGGCAGTGCCCCTACTCCAGCGGGTGCGAGTTCGTGACGACCGAACGATGAAGCGCCCGCGTGAGTTCTTTGCTGACGACGATCCCCGCCTTCCATGGAACGGCGGAAAGCCCGCTGACGACCTTCTGACGCTGCCGACGACTACCGATAGGCCGAAGCGCATTCCAGCCCCGCAGAAGCCCGCACAGGACCGCTGGAGGGTAATGGCGGAGGAGTTCAGTCGCGCCATGCTCATGGACTTCCGGTATGCGGAGGCATTCGCAAAGGAGTTCCACCGACGCGAGGATAGGAAAGCCCGCAGGCGAGCCGCGAATCAGGTATAGTCGAAACTGCTTCCTTCAGTGAGACGTTGAAAGCGGTCACGGCCCCCAGTCTTTAACTCCTTGGAGACTGGGGGCCTTCTCTATGCCCTCGTGAATCTCAGAACATCTTCTTGACCCTGCGGAGAGGCTGTGAGTCCGAGGCCCTAGATGGTGTTTCGCTGCGGACTCTGTCCAAGCCCGTCAGGATTTCATCAACGTCTCAGTAAGAACAGAAGGAAGCACCATGACTGCATCTACTATCACTGGACAGGTAACTAACCCTTCCAGGGGAGAAGGAACGCTCCCCTTCGCCTGGGGAGTCATCCCTGCCGAACCTGAGACTGTGCGGGGTGAGAAGCGGTCCGCAAGCGGACGTGTTCTGGTGCCGGAGCAGTCGTGGCAGTCGGTCTACTTCTCCCACCTGTGCAGCGCTTCGCTGGTCATCCTCAACCTCCACGCGGTGCGTCACCCCATGGTCCGCAACGCGGACGGTACGGTCCCGTTCAAGCGGCGCTGGAGCACCATGGGTGAGGACGCTCTGGTGGAGTCGCTGTGGGTGTACACGAAGGCGTTCGCATCGGCTCACATCGACCGCAGCGGTGAGCGCCTGCCGAAGTTGTACCGCAAGATCACGGTGGAGCAGATGGACCGTGACATCCGCAACGCTGCCCGTCTGAGCATCGCGAACTGGGACGGCGACGAGGCCGAGCGCATCCGCGACAGCGCGGCCCGTGGGGGCCGTAGGAGCCGCCGTCAGGCCGACGTCACCACCGACATGGTCGCGCCCTTCCTGGAGGCCCTGGAGGGCTACAGCAGGGCAGACGCGGCCCGTCTCCTCGCAGGCCTGCCGTGGACCACGCCGACCGGCCGGAGCAAGGAGGCAGCATCAGAGAAGACGATGGTCCGTCGCCTCACGGAACTGGGCTTCACCGGGTCGCAGGAGCGTCGGAAGAAGGCCAAGGTCTCCTGGCATGTCCTGGACGGTCTCGACGGGCTGACGGTGGCTCAGCAGGCCGAGGAGTTGGGCTTGTCCACCAGTTACGTCAACCGGCTCCGCAAGGAGCGGAAGGCTGCGTTGGAGGTACCGGCTGAGGTTCAGCAGCCCGTGGCCGTAGAACTCGATATGGACGCACCCGGGCAGGTGGAGACCCTGGTCTTCGACCTCTACAAGCACATCGAGCAGGTACAGCGTGAGAAGGAGGCTGAGGCCGTGGCTGAACTGACGGACTGGCTGGACGAAGTGCTCCCCTGACTTAGTTGTCCATCGATAGTGCACTGTCGTCAGGACAGACTGAGGGTCCCTCATTGCAATGTGTCGGGGGTCGGATGTAGCGTCCGAATTGTCAGAACTTCTTCTGACCCGAACGGAAGGCAGCGCAGCATGGCGACACCGAAGGGCGGACGGGTGAAGGTCCGTGAGGGCGAAACCCCGAAGCAGGCGCAAGAGCGATTCATGTCCGAGGTTCAGCGGCGACTGGATGGAAAGACTGCACGGCGGCAGTCAGACCCCGAGGAAGAGAAGGGCATCCAGGACTTCATCAAGGCGGCAAAGAAGGGACTGGGCCTGTGAGCATCAACTGGGACGACGTGAGCGACGAGACCAAAGAGTACTTGGAAGAGAACCCGGAACTGGCACCGACGCTGATCGATGTAGCGGAACGCCTGAAAGCCAAGTGGAGCAAGCCCTGATCCGATAGGATTAGAACGCTCCTTGGCTGGAGTGAACGCCCCTGGGACCTATCGCCTGGGGGCGTTTCTCATGCCCGCGGCAGAATCCTCGCGACGATCCGATAGTAGGGGTCACGAGGCAACGGCCTCACAATTCCAGCCAGAAGGAGTCAGAAGATGTTCCAGCGCATCATCAACGCACTTACCCCGGGCCACATCCGCCTGGAGCGTGCAGAAGCCCAGGCATGGCACGTGCTGGCCGACGTCATGGCAGAGCGCCAGCGCCTGGCACAGAAGGCAGGTCAGAACCGATGAGCGACTTCCAGGAAGAGTCAGAGTCCAACTTCTCCGAAGTGGTGTCGAACTTCACGGGCATCCTCAGCGTCAAGGACGTAATCCTGCCCCACGTCTCGACCGACGACCTCCAGGCCGAACTGGACCGCCGCCAGCGCGAGGACGAGTCCTGATGGCAGGCATGAGCCAGGCCTTCCAGGCCACTGTCCAGGACCGGCTGGGCTACATCCCTGACGGCCTCTCTACGGCCATTGGCCCGCTCCTGGCGGCACAGCGCGACTCCTACGTCCTTGCTTACCTCACCGCCCCCGAGGAGCAGCGTGCACGCCCCGCAGAGACGTGGCTGATCCCTGAGGAGGACCGAGACCTCTTCGAGACCTTCCGCCTCCACATGCAGGACCTGGGGCTGTGAGCGGGTCGCTAGGCAGCGGGGCCGTCTGGTCGGACCTCAGCAAGCCCATCATCCACTTCGGCAGCCCGAAGGCGACGAGCACCCTCGTTGACTCGGCAGGCCGTCCCATCAACCTGGAGGCCACCAATGAGTGAGCGACACGTAGTCCCTCTGACCGACGAGGAGTCGGCAGCAGTCAACAAGGCAGTGGGAAAGGCAATCGCGTTCGTGTCTGACGCACTGGAGCCGTACGGCATCGACGCCCTCACGCTGGTCATGCCCGAGTGGCGGCGCGTAGTCGAGGGTGACGAGCCGCAGCCCGCACCTGTGCAGCCCGAGCCGGTCACGCCACTCGTGCAGCAGGCCTAGAGGATGTTCTTCATGACTGAGACTGACCGCATCTTCCTCAACAAGGTATTCGAACGCGCTCTGGAGCGTGGGGACTACGACGATGACGTTGCCACTATCGCGCAGTTCCTCGACCGTGAGGGCAACCCGGAGGGACCAACCCTCACCCAGGCCATGCGCGCAGCGGGCACCTACTCAGGTCGAGTCGCAGGGGTGAACCCCTAGCGATGTCCAGTCACCACACCCGTTGGCGCAACGGGGAAGGCAAGAAGCAACGGGCACGACTCGCAGCCCTCTTGCCTTCCCCGTGCCCACGGTGTGGCAGGCCGGTGCTTCCCACTCAGGCATGGGAAGCAGACCACACCATCGCCCTCCTCAACTGGCCGGAGCACCAGCCCTATCCCGATGCGCTCATCAAGGCAGCGCATAAGTCCTGCAACCGGCGCAGTGGAGGGAAGGACGGGGCACGCATCACGAACAACAAGAAGCGTGCGATCCGCAATGCAGATAAGGACATCCGCGAATGGTGACGACGACTGAACACAACGAGAGTCGCGTCTTTGAGAACGACGTAACTCCTCTCGCTCGCCGTCTCCAGGATTTCCTCCCCGGACCATGGGACGAAGTCCGAGACGGTCACATCGCCCCGGCATACGTGTCGGAGTTGTCGGATGACGATGCAATGCGGGAGGAGTTCCTGGCCGGTGCTGAACTTCTGGGCCTTCTCGATGAAGGCATGGAGGTTTACTCGCAGCAGTTGTTCGTGGCGGACGTCATCAATGCTGGTGCAGAGACCACGGTCATCGAGATGCCCCGTCGCTCTTCCAAGACGACCAGCATTCTTGCCGTACTCCTGGGGCGCTGCCTGACCCGTGCGCGGTACAAGGTGGTCTTCTCCGCTCAGTCCGGCACGAAGTCCAGCGAGTTCTTCCGCGACTGGCTGTCCGACATGGAGTTGCACCAGGGCTTCACGCCGGAGAGCGAGTGGCCGTACAAGCCACGCACGCAGGCCGGTTCCATGATGCTCACCTTCCGGAACGGCAGCACCTTCAAGGTCCTCAACACCCCCACTGCGAAGGCGCTCCGCGGTGGTGCCGCTGACGTCGTTTGGTTCGATGAGGCGCAGGAGTTCACGGACGTGCAGAGCGCTGACTTGAAGGCCGGTGCTCCCCCGCTGATGGACACGCGCGATGACGCACAGTTGATCCTGTCCGGCACCCCCGGCAAGGTGCGCGCCAACTGGTTCTGGGACACCCTCGTGCAGGGCCGCGACGTGGAGAACCCCGCCGTGGCGATCCTGGAGTACAGCGCGCCCGACAGCGCTACCCAGGAGGACCTGGCCGACGAGGCGCTGTGGCAGCGAGTCCACCCGGGCATCGGCACGCTCACGACGCTGGCGAAGATGCGTGCGCGCTACAAGGGCTATCAGGACGCGAAGAACCCAGACATCGTGTCGCCGGAGTGGTCCCGCGAGTACATGTGCCAGTGGCCCGTGGCTGCCGACGTGGCCGTCATCCCGCAGCACCTGTGGGAAGCCGCTGCCCTGGAGCACAAGTTGCCGTACCCGCAGCAGGTGGCGTTTGGCTTCGACATCAGCCCGAACGGTTCTACGGCTGCCATCGTCGCAGCCTGGCGCGTGGACGGTGTGGCTCACCTGGAGTTGGTGGCGCACGAGAGCGGCAGCACGTGGCTCCGGGACCGCATGGTCGCTCTGTCTACGAAGTACAAGGCTGTAGTCGGCTTCGACCCCATCGGATCGAACCGCGTGGTCCAGGAGGAGGTATCGCGCAGCCGGAGCGCAGCGAAGGGACGGCTCCGGCCGGTCGAGCGCGGTGGCATCTCCCCAGCATGCGTCACGATCCTCCGTGACCTGGAGGACGGAAAGGTGAAGCACTTCAATCAGCAGGGGCTGAATGAGGCAGCCGCATTCGCAGCCAAGCGCGTGTGGGGTGACGGCAGCACGTGGAGTTGGGGACGCATTGCCAGCGGCGGTGACATCACTCCGTTGGTCGCCGCGACCATGGCGCTTCGCGCATTCGATGAGATGCCAGCAGCCCGGACGCTTCGCATCATCACGGCCTAATTCAGTTTGGCGCGCTCGTTCCGATAGTAGGGGACATGGGAATCCTCAATGCGCTCCGGCTGACGAATAGCCGTCCTGCCACGGATGCCATTGTGTCCCCTTGGACCGATGCTCAGTTGAAGTCCTTCGTCTGGTCTGACGTATTCGGGAACACCGACAATGTGCCGGTAACCCGGGCAGAAGCAATGCGCGTTCCCGCCGTTGCGAAGGCACGGAACCTGATTGCTCCACTGATTGGCCGTCAGCCGTTGAAGGTTCTGGACCGTACCGGCGCTCTGGTGGAGCAGCCGACGTGGACCTACCGCAGCGATCAGGACATCGTGTCCATGGCGCACGTGCTGACCTGGGTAGCGGACGACATCCTGTTTCTGGGCCACGCGCTCCTCAGCGTGAAGCGCGGCAGCGACGGATTCCCAGTCAGCATCGACCGCATCAGCCCCGACCGCTACACGATCACCAACGGATCGATCCTCGTGGATGAGAAGCCCGTGGATGCGCGTGACGTCATCTTCGTCCCCGGTCTCGTAGACGGACTGTTGGACATCGGTGCCCGCAGCATCCGTGGCGCTCGCTACGTCGAGGAGGCGTGGGTGGGTCGCGTTCGCAACCCCATCCCACAGACCGTCATCAAGGAGACGACTGACCAGACGAACATCAGCGACGAGCGCGCTGAGGGCATCGTCCGGCAGTTCAACGAGAAGCGCCGCGACCCTGACGGTGCGACGACGTACGTTCCCTACGGCCTGGCTGTCGAGGCCCTGGGTGCGAACGACTCCAACCTCTTCGTGGAGGCGCGCAACGCGCTCCGCATCGACATCGGTTCCTTCGTCGGTGTGCCCTCCACGCTCATGGACGCCACCACCGTTCAGGCGTCCCTGACGTATGAGAACAAGGCCGGTGAGCGTGACCGGTTCTACGTAGAGGCCCTGCCGCTCTACGCCGCAGCCATCGAACAGCGCCTGTCCCTGGACGACGTTGTGCCCCGCGGGCAGCGCGTCCGCTTCGACTTCTCGGAACTGTACGCACAGGTTCCGACCCCGACCGGTGCCCCCACGGAGGACTGACCCATGACCGACAACATCGAGTTCGCAGAGGCCGGAGACTTCTCCGTCGATGCCGAGGCACGCACCGTCCGCGGCCTTCTGCTCCCCTGGGGCGAGAAGTCCCGCATCAGTGCGAATGGGGTCGCTCCCATCGCTTTCGAACGCGGCACGGTCCCGGTGCCCAAGGACCCTTCCGTGGTGTCGGTGAACCGCCACCACAACCGCTACGACCCCGTGGGACGTGCTGACGAAATCCAGGACACGGAGCGCGGCTTGGTCGCCACGTTCAGCATCGCAAAGACCGACGAAGGGGATGAGTTCCTGTCGCAGCACAATTCCGGAGTCCTCCGCAAGTTGAGCGCTGAACTGACCTTCGACCGTGACGAGGCTGACCAGAGCAAGGCCAAGCGAGGTCGCCTGACGGGCGCGGGCTTCGTCACCGAAGGTGCGTTCGCATCCGCCGCCCTCTTCGCGCTGGGCGACGTCGAGGAGCAGACCACCCAGGAGCAGCCCGTCGAGCGCGAGGTTCCGGACGGCGCAGAGAAGCCGCTGGGCCTCCAGGACGGTGCCACCACGTTCAGCACGGCGACGGATGAGTCCGGCGTCACGACCAGCACCACGAAGACCGTGGGCGATCCCGAGACCGACGAGGCCGGGACGACCACCCAGAAGACCACCACGACTGACGTCGTGGTCACCCCCACCACCCCTAACCCGGAGGAGGCCACCGTGGCCGATGCAACTGTCCCGAGCACGCTGAACGCCTCTGCTCCCGCTGACAAGGTGACCAAGGAGAACTTCCTGGCTGCCGTTTCCGGCGCTGCCCGTACCGGTGACCCCGGCATGCTCGCAGCCCTCAGCGACGTCAAGATCAGCGGAACCGGTGCAGTCGGCACTGGCGTCGTCGTACCCGAGTACGTAGGCGAGGTCTGGTCCGGTCGCGCGTACCAGCGCAAGGTCATCCCGCTCCTGAACCAGGGCAGCCTGACCAGCCTGACCACGCAGGGCTGGCGCTTCACGCAGGCCCCTGAGGTCTCCGAGTGGGCCGGAAACAAGTCCGACGTTCCGTCGAACGCACCGAAGACCGAGCCGGTGAATTGGGACATGCAGCGCTTCGCTGGTGGCTGGGACATCGCCCGCGAGTTCATCGACTTCGGTGAGACCGCGGTCCTCGACTCGTTCCTCCGTCTGGCCGCTGACTCCTACGCCAAGAAGTCCGACAACTGGATGCTTGGCAAGTTGCTCGCTGGAGCGACCGTTGCCGGTGTCGGCACGGGTGTCCCGGAGGGCGTGGGCGACGGCTTCGCCAAGATCATCCGCGGAGCGCTCCGCGTCATCGCTTCGGACGCAACCCCCTCGTACGCGCTCATCGCGCCGGACCTCTACGAGGAGTTCATGTTCACCAAGAAGGACGACACCCTCGCCTTCCTCACCACGACCATCGGTCTGGAAGAGGGCGCGCTGGAGTCCTTCAAGATCGTGCCCCACGCAGGCGTGGACGCCGGTGAGGTCCTGGTCGGTGCCAAGGAGGCCGCTGGTGCCTACGAACTGGCAGGCAGCCCCATCCGCATCAACGCTCTGGACATCGCCCGCGGTGGTGTGGACGAAGCCCTCTTCGGCTACATCCAGGCGCGCATCGAGTACCCGGCTGGTCTCCAGTTGGTCACCGACAACGCGTAGTCCAAGCGCCGGCGAAAAGAAGTTCTGAGAGGAGGGCGAAGGCCATGACCCGCTACTACGTCGGAGATAGCCCGGTCCAGGTGACCGTGCTGGCACCCGAGATGTCCTGGTCCTTCGCCCTCTTCGAGAGTGCGTCGGCACGGCTCGTTGACCCGGACGGTGCGCAGCACGAAGGACTGACCGCTTCGCTTGAAGGTCTGCCCGAGCACATCGAGGTCGTGTGGCCGAAGGGCTCGCTCCTGAACAAGCCGGGTCTGTGGCAGGTCCTCGTGGGCCTCACCGCAGAGGACGGCAAGATCGAGCACTTCCCGCCTTACGGCATCCCGGTTGAGCAGCACGACGGGTGGCACACCATCGACAGCATCCGGGACGTCTGGCGTGAAGCCCCCTTGGACGACGCCGAGTTGTTCACGTACCTGGACGCAGCCAAGGACCTCTGCATCGCGAAGGCGGACCCGATCACCGGACCTGTCCCGCAGCGCTACCGGCTGGCACAGGCCATGCAGGTACGTGCGATGTGGAACGCCGGACACGTCAGCAGCGGGGGCCAGTACGGCAGTGACGACCAGGCCGTCTACGCGTACTCCATGGGCTACGACATCGTGAAGTTGCTTCGCCCGTCCGGAGCCATCGGAGGGATGTTCTGATGACCAGTGCCCGCCAGCAGGTCGTGGACGCCATCAAGCCGGTCCTTCCTCAGTCGTGGCGCCTCGTGCCCTACCTCACGTCCCTCGACGCCATCAGCCAGACAACCGTCATGCTCCACGCGACCGGCGTCGAGCGCTTCCCTTCGGCTCCGGCGAAGACGTACCTCATCACCTTCGAGGCAACCGTCATTGATCCGAGCAAGGACCCCGCCCGCGTTTGGGACGCGCTTGACGACGAGGTCCTGGAAGCCATCGCTGCATTGGACTCCATCGACTCCCTCGACTGGACCGGCGCTGAGCCGGTCGCCATCAGCAATCTCTTCGGCTGGACGATCACGTTCACCGTTCCCTACGAGCACGAGGACTGACCATGACCATCTACATGAAGAACGTGACCTTCAAGGTTGCGTCCAAGGACTACGCGGCTCAGTTGTCCAGCGTGACGCTGACGCCGAACACGACCACCGCGACGTGGAACGGCTTCAACGGAGCCGTCCAGAAGAACCAGTCCCCCGCCGACTGGCAGGCCGACATCACCTTCGGTCAGGACTGGTCTGACGATGGCCTCTCCGCCTTCCTCTACGACAACGAGGGAGACGAGGTTGAGATCCAGTTCACGGTTGCTGGAGGCCCGACCTTCACGGCGCAGGCCACCCTGGCTGCCCCGTCCGCTGGTGGAGCCGTCAACGCCTTCGCTGAGTCCACCGCGTCCCTGCCCATCGACGGCAAGCCGGTCCGGTCGGCTGCCTGATGCTCACCATCGACGTCCGGCAGAGCGATGAACTGCGGTCCGTAGTCATCGCTCTCCGGGCTGTCGATCAGACCATCGCCAAGAACATCCGGAAGTACACCCAGAGCGACTTGGCTCCGGCGTGGGCTGAGGCTGTCCGAGGCCGGTCGCACACGGGCCTGGAGGTTCGGGCGCTCGGCAACACGGCCCGGACGTCGGTCTCCTCCGGTGGCATCACGCTGAAGGCCGCAACCGTGGGCCGACGCCTGACCCGCGGCTTCGACCCGAAGTTGATGTATGCGGGCGTCGAGTTCGGTGGTGACCGCCAGAAGCGCGTCACCTACCAGGCCCGCAGCAAGAAGGGGAAGACGTACAACGTCACCCGCCGCACGCAGGCCATGCTCCCCGCTCGCCGCCGCTCTGGTCCCGTCTATGGAGCAGCCGCCGAGATGATCCCGCGGGCAGCAGCCCTCTGGACACAGACCACCGTTCGCACCATCGCAGAAGCCGCAGAAGGAAAGGAGGGCTGACCCGTGGCAATCAGGATTCCGATTGGGGCCAACGCCTCCGAAGCAATCCGCGAGGCCAAGAAGGCGGGCAACGCCATTGAGTCCATCGGTGACTCTCTGGACGACCTCGCACGAGACTCGAGCCGTCAGTCCCGCGAGGCTGGCAACGACCTCGCGAAGGGCATCGACCAGGGCACCGACAAGGCCGAGAAGTCGGTCCAGGACCTGGAGCGCACCTTCAAGCAGTCCGTCAAGGACATGGCCCGTGCAGACGGTGGCGGTGGGCTGGGGACCAACATCTCCCGCGACATGAAGAAGGGCACCCGGGAAGCCGGTGAGTCCGTCTCCACGTTCAAGGATGAGGCGAAGGCCAACCTGTCCGAAGTCGCGTCATCGTTCTCCGGTGACATCCAGTCCTCCGTGGACCTCGTGCAGGGCACCCTGGGTGGCGTCGTCGCAGACCTGGGACCGATCGGTCTGGCTGCTGGTGCCGCGTCGGCGGTCGGTGTCGGCCTCATCGGTGCCGCCATCACGAACGCGCAGGCTGACGCTGAGCAGTTCCAGGCGCAGGTGTCGGACCTCGCAACTGACCTCATCGAGACGGGCCGCGTCGGCTCCGCTTCGCTGGGCTACATCGCGGACGAGTTGAAGGAGATGGCGACCGTCACGGACGGTTCCGTCACGTCGCTGAAGGACCTCCGCAACGCTGCCGACCGGTCCGGCACGTCTTACAAGGACCTCGCCACCGCCGCTGCCGGTCACACCGACGAGATCGACAAGCAGATTGACGCCATCGTCAAGCAGAAGAACGAGTGGCAGCAGTCCGGTCAGGCGATCCTGGAGGGCGACGACGCTCTCGGTTCGAGCGCGAACAACCGCACGAAGGCGCTGGACCAGACGCTCGGCTACCTTCGCGATGCCAAGAAGGCCGCGAAGGAAGCAGCCGCGGAGCAGAAGAACTACGCCGACGCCGGAGGCATCGCGCTCCAGGCCAACGCCGAAGCCGTGGAGTCCTACGGCGAATCCCTCGCGTCCGCCTTCCAGGAGGCCGGTGACGCGCAGCAGGGGTTCACGGACGATGGCGTCTTCAACCTGGATCGCTACATCCAGAAGACCAGCGAGACCGTCGCGCAGATCGAGAACTACTCCCAGAACATGGCGAAGGCCACGGGACAGTTGGGCAAGGCCGGACACGACGAGGCCATCCGCTACTTGGAACAGCTGGGTCCTGACGCCGCTCCCCTGGTGGACGCCTTCATCAAGGCACCCGCCGCGAAGCAGGCCGAACTGGCGCGCATCTGGGACGGGCTGGGCAGCACCAGCGCATCGAACTTCGGTACCGGTCTCCAGGCGAACCTCAACGCTCAGGGCAACGCGACGAAGGGCGTCACCATCGTGCCGGACCTCGCAGCATTCAACCGCGCGATGGCCGAGGCTACCCGCCAGCGAGAAGTCCACATCAAGGCCTACACAGACAACATGGGCGGTCGCCGCCAGGGAATGGGGACGCCCTAATGAGCAGCACCTTCACGTCCAGTGAGGCAATCCACGCGCTCACGCATGCGTGGACTGGCACCGTCAACAACTCTCAGTCGGTCGAGTTGAGTGACGGCGTCGAGGTACGCCGGAACCTCTTTGAGAACCCGAACTTCGAGACCAACACGGGCGGCATCACGTGGTCCACGAACCTGACGGTGACTCGCGACACGACGACCTTCCACAGCGGGAGCGCATCGATGCGGGTGGTCGGCACTGGGGCAAACGCCTATGGCGGGCTGTACCCGGCACAGCGGTACGACCTCGTACCCGGCGCGACGTACACGTGGAGTTTCTACTTCATGATCCCTGCTGACCTGTCCACGAACTCGCTGCCGCAGATGGCGTTCTACAACGGGACGACCAACCTGGGCTACGCCTACGTGTCCAGCATTCAGTTCGCCACGGATTGGCAGCGACAGAGCATCACCTTCACGGTGCCGGATGGCACAACGCGGGTCACCTTCTTGCTCCACTCCCTGAACAGCCCAACGACGACCGACGTCATCTACTTCGATGACATCCAGTTGGAGCAGTCCCCCGTCTCTACGGACTACTTCGATGGCTCCACGCCCGGGACAGTCGAGTACGGCATCGCGATGCCCTCTCTGGTCACTCAGTGGGCGGCGACGTCCCAGCCCCGCCACATCGTCCATGACGTGCTGGGTACCCCGTGGCCGAACGTCACCATCCAGCCTGCCGGTCCCCGGTCGGGCACGATGAGCGCGCTCTTCGACTCCGAGGATGGAGCCAACGACTTCTTCACCATGCTTCGTGGAACGAACGTCATCACGTTCAGCGACACCGACACGTACTCCACCGCCATGGTCTTCCTGGCTCAGGACAACATCACCATGACTCCGGACGATCAGGACCGCCGCCGCTGGGTTGTGTCCTTCGGGTACATGGAGGTCCAGGAGTGATCCTCTCCACCCTGAACGTGACCGGCACGCTGATCCCCGCGACCGGCTCAGCGACCTACCCGCTTGCCGTGAAGCAGGGCACCCTGAGCATGGACGAGAGCGTCAGCCCCTTCATCGGAGGGGACATCACCATCGCCCACCCGGGGCTGGCCGTCTTCGCGCTCATCGACAACAAGGCAAAGGTTCGCCTCAACGTCGTCAGCGGGGGCACGACGCTGAACGTGACCCTGAACGTCGAGGCCCGTCAGTTGATCACGGAGACTGGCGAAATCGGCATCAACCTCGTGAACGACGAGGCCCTGGTCGAGGACGTTAGCCCCACCACCAACGTGGACTACAACGACTCTCAGGGCAGCGTGCGGACCATCGTCAACTCTGTGCTGACTCGCGCTCTGGGAAAGACCACGACGGCTTCCTACGCCTCCGGAGCAGACCGGGCCTTCCCGACCTTCCGCGAGGTCCGGAACTACTTCCCGAACCCGTCCTTCGAAATCTCCTCCGGACTGATGACCGCCGTGAACGCGGCGCTGTCGCAGTCCACGACGTACAAGAACACGGGCACCTACTCGCTGAAGGTCACGCCCAACAGCACGAGCACCGGGTCCTACGCGTACGCCTATGTCCCTCTGGAGCCGGGTAAGACCTACACGGCGTGGTGCTATGCGCGCATCGTCACCCCGCAGACCGGGACACTCAACGGGGACGCCCGCAAGTTGCAGTTCCTCGCCACGGTGAGCGGGCAGCAGAGCATCTACAACCGGTCCAACGCAGCAGCGAACACGACCAGCACGACGACGCGCCTGAGCATGACCTTCACGGTGCCGCCCGCCGCGACCGACACAGCAATCCGGTTCATCAGCGGAGGCACGAACACCGCCGACAACAGCGTCTACTTCGATGCGGTCCAGATCATCGAGGGCGACGGCAACGACACCAATGGAGCGCTGATGGCCTTCTGGGACGGAGACACCGCGGACAGCGCCACCTACAACTACGCGTGGGACGACACCGCTGGCCTGTCCTCCAGCACGCGCACGCCCGTCCTGGACCGCGATGAGGGCGCTCTGGTCTGGGAACCCGGCACGGGCGGCATGCGCTTCCTGAAGGACATCCTGGAGGCCACCGGACTCCGGCTCTTCCAGGACATCGACGGTGCGTGGAAGTTGGCCGACAACTCCTACCGGGTCGCCGGTCAGGCGCGCATCGGCTACGGCTTCAACCTCTACGGGGCAACGGACCTGATGAGCCGGACGGCAACGCAGTTGGACGGCATGCCGCTCTTCTGTGACGCCGTGGTGCTCCGCTACGCCTGGACCGACGTCCTGGGCCGTGAGCGCACCGCGTCCGACATCGCAGGTCCCGCAAACCCGACGAAGGCTTACACGCCGGACGTGATCGAGGCTCCGTATCCCGGACCGGGACGGGCCGCGTACATGCTCTCCCGCTTGAAGTTGCGGCAGCGCCAGTTGCAGGTGACTGGAGCCACGGACTTCACGATCCGCCCGGGCCAGGGGGCCGTCATCACCACTGTGGACTCCGGGGTTCAGACCGGCTACGTGGACGCCGTCTCCTGGGACCTCGGCAACGACGAGATGACGGTCTACACGAAGGGCCTCATCGGAGTGCAGGACGGCTCCATCGGCAAGTCCCCCACAGGACAGACCATCGGCAGCGTGGCGGGGTCCATCGCTGCCTACACCAACTAGGACAGGAGGCCTCTCATGGCTGTAGGAGACGCCGCTGGAGCGGCAGGACTGAAGACGTACGGGGACTCGCTCCTCGTGGCGGACATCGACGTGGCGCTCAACCAGACCGCCGACTACATCGCTGCCGACCGGGCACGCTTGACGAAGTTGGAGGGGCAGTCGCTGAACGTCCCGAAGTTCTTCGTCAAGAAGTCCAGCAACGGGTTCAACGTGAAGGCTGAGACCTGGCTTCAGTTGACGTCCGGAGCGTGGGCCTCCCCGCAGAAGAGCGTGGGCGGCTTCACCTGGAGCGGTGGTGTCCTCACCGTGCCGAAGGCGGGCCAGTACCTCGTGACCGGGCACATCATGTACCGCAACAACGACTTCCGGACCGCGGCCTTCAACATCACCCGCAACAGCACCACGCCGGACAGCAACGCCACCATCTGCGGGAACGAGACCACCGTCGAGTCCCCCACCGTGGATTCGCTCCTCCAGTTGGGTGTGTCGTCCACGGAGTTCGTCGGTCTGAACGCTGGGGACCAGTTGCGCTTCTACACGCTCCAGCGCAACCGGGCATCGGACGTCGTGAACATCGGTTCGCGCTCCTTCGACCTGTCGATGAACGTCCTCTGGGTGGACACGCTCTAACCCTCCCAGGCTGCGGATTGCTCGCGCGTCCAGTAGCGGTCCGGGCGTAGTAGGAGCCGACGCCGTCCAATGATCGAGATTGGGCCTTGCGTCCACTGGAAATGCATCTTCCAGGACGCACGGGTGGACTCTGACTTCAACGCTTCGTACTCAGCGTCGGTGAGGAGCAGGCTGTGCCCAATCTCGTTCCTGGAGTCGGGCCGAGTCTTCGACTCCAGCACAGGAGCGAGGCTCACCCACGGCGTCCACTCGCCCGCTCCTCTTCGAGACCGGACCTTGATGTGCCGTGCCGACGCCGACCCGAGGTTACGAAGCGCCACCGTCCAGTAGGCCTTGCCGTATTCCGCTGATACCTCGTTGGTCGACACATGCATGAGCGGTGCTGGCTCTCTGAAGTAGTTGAACAGCAGAGAGAACGTGGCGACCACGGCCGCGTAGATGGCTAGGACCAGGGAGAGCAT